AACCAGGGAAAATGAACACTGGTGTTAAAATTTCTTCTGATGCTATTAGTTATATTACATCAGGTGTTTTAGATGAAACTAGAAAAAAGGTTGTTTCACATTTACATAAAGCTGTGAAACCAGTAAATCAATTAAGAATGATGGAAGACTCATTGGTCATCTATCGTTTAGCACGTGCTCCAGAACGTAGAATATTCTATATTGATGTTGGTAATTTGCCTAAGGGTAAAGCTGAGGAGTATATGCAAAACATCATGGCAAAGTATCGTAACAAGCTTGTCTATGATGCAAATTCTGGAGCAATAAAAGATGATCGGAAGCATATGTCTATGCTTGAAGATTTTTGGCTACCACGTAAAGAAGGTGGTAGAGGCACTGAAATTTCTACTCTCCCAGGCGGTGAAAACTTAGGCCAAATAGAAGATATTATCTATTTCCAAAAACGTGTATATCGTGCTTTAAATGTTCCAGTAAATAGATTAGAACAAGAATCAGGTTTTAATCTTGGTCGGGCTACTGAAATTTCAAGAGATGAAATAAAATTTCAGAAATTTATTGACAGATTACGTCGTAGATTCTCTGGTTTATTTTTAGATATGTTACGTAAAAATCTCTTGTTAAAAAACATCATTACTGAAGAAGATTGGAACTCTTGGAAATATGATATTAAAGTAGATTTTGCTTTAGATAATCATTTCTCAGAATTAAAAGATACAGAGATTATGAGAGAACGCTTAACAAGTTTAGATCAAATATCTCAATATGTTGGTATGTATTTCTCCAGAGATTATGTAATGAAAAATATTTTACATTTTAGTGATGAAGACATTACTGAAATGGATAAGCAAATCAAAGCGGAACCTGATATGGAACCGCCTGAAGAAAATTAATATTCTAATAGTTAGAAAACTATTTTTATATAAATAATTGATAAATAGGAGATAATAATGGAAGATATGAATAATTTTATTGATGCTATGGTTCAAAAAGATTATGCCCAAGCCAATGGTATATTCAATGAACTAATGGGTCAAAAAATTGATACTGCTTTGGACGCTGAAAAAATCAACGTGGCAGCGCAAGTATTTAATGATGTTGAGCCAGAAGACGATGATGTCAGTGATGAAGAAATTGAAGCAATTGCTGATGAAGCTATCGAAGATGAAGAGGAATGGGAAGATGACGCCGACTACGCCGAAGACGACGACAATATTGAAGATGTCGAAGAAGAAGGTGAACATCTTGAAGCAGAAGACGAATTCGAGGATGAAGAAGTTTAGTGATTTTCGAGAGCAAGTCATATTTAATAAGAAGATTGATAGAGTTTCTGTCAAGATTCAAAAGAAAGGTAATAAATTTGTAGCATATGTAGATGGTGACATGTTAGATACATACTCATCTGAAAAAGAAGCTAAGAAAATGGCTACAACATTTATTAAACAATATAAAGGTTAAAACAATGAAGCTTATTGCAGAATATATTGATCAAGAAATTGGATACGTTACTGAAGCAAAAGGTGACGGTAGTAAATCATATACTATTGAAGGTATATTTGCACAAGCTGAAGGTAAAAATCGTAACGGTAGAGTATATCCAAAGGCTGTTATGGAATCAGCCGTTGACAAATACGTTACGGAACAAGTTAATACTAAGAGAGCTGTTGGTGAATTAAACCATCCAGATGGTCCAACAGTAAACTTAGATAAAGTTTCTCATCGCATTACAGAACTTGATTGGGATGGTAATAATGTGATGGGCAAAGCGCTTATATTAGACACACCGATGGGTAATATCGTAAAAGGTTTATTAGAGGGTGGTGTACAACTGGGCGTTTCAACTCGTGGTATGGGAAGTCTTGAGCAAAGGAACAATGCAATGTATGTTAAGGATGATTTTATGCTTAACACTGTTGACATCGTTCAAGATCCATCTGCACCTGATGCATTTGTTAATGGGATTATGGAAGGTGTTGAATGGGTTTGGAATAATGGAATTATTCAAGCACAAGAAATTGAAAGAATGGAGACTGAAATTAAACAAGCTCCGCGTACTTACTCTTATGAGACACAAGTTCGTGAGTTCAAAAATTTCCTCTCGTTACTGAAAAATAAATAAGGAGTCAAGCATGACTGATCAAATCGAAGAGCATGATCTTGAGCTCAATGAAAACGAGGAAATCGTTGATGAAGCTCACGATCCTAAAAATGCGGAAAGCCAGAGTGTAGCTTCTGTGGATGCGGCTGGATCTAAAACCGGTACTGCTAAAAAGCGTAAAGGTGATAAGTCCAATTCTGAAAAAGCAGATAAACATACTCCAGGTGATCCTGATAAACACACAGCAAGCGTAAGAGATGCTGGTGCACAACCAAAAGAAGATTACGATTTTTCTGATGATTTAAGTGCACTTATTTCTGAAGAAGCAACTCTATCTGAGGGTTTCAAAGATAAAGCAGCTCTAATTTTCGAAGCAGCAATTAATTCTAAAGTTGCCGCTGAAGTAAATCGCTTGGAAGAGCAGTACGAAGAACAATTGTCAGAAGCTTTAAAAACCGAAAAAGAAGAAATGGTTGAAAAAGTAGATGGCTATTTGAACTACGTAGTTGAACAATGGATGGAAGATAATAAACTTGCAATCCAAAACGGTCTACGTGCAGAAATTGCTGAGAACTTTATGAGCCAGTTGAAAGACTTGTTTGTAGAATCTCACATTGATGTACCAGACGAAAAAGTTGACCTAGTTGACGACCTATCTGAGCATGCAGAAGAACTAGAAGAAGCACTTAACAAAGAGATCGAAACATCTATTGCGTTGAAAGAAGCCTTAGAAGCTCTTCAGCGTAAAGATATTCTCCGCGAAGCTTCCAAAGAACTTGCAGATACTCAAGCTGCTAAGCTTGAAGATTTGGCTGAAGGTGTTGAATTTGAATCAGCAGAGAAATTTGCTGAAAAAGTTGCAACATTAAAAGAGTCATATTTCAAATCTGAAAACAAAACCTCTGAGTCTATGACTGAAGAAGTTGAGGACGATGAAGGTACTGTTGAAGAAGTATCAGAAGCAATGAGCCAGTATGTCTCAGCTCTCAAAAGAACTCATAAATAAGGGAAATACAAATGGAAAATAATATCCAATACCAAGCAATGATGGAAAAGTGGGCTCCTGTTCTTAACGAGGAATCTGCTGGAAACATCAAAGACGCCCATCGTCGCGCGGTGACTGCAATGGTTCTTGAGAACCAAGAAAAAGCACTTCGCGAAGAAGGTCTGATTGCAGAAGCAGTTCCAGGAAATAACACTACTTCCGCTGCTAACTGGAATCCAATTCTAATCTCACTTGTACGTCGTGCAATGCCAAACATGATGGCATACGATGTATGTGGTGTTCAGCCAATGACTGGCCCAACTGGCTTGATCTTCGCAATGAAGTCACGCTACGATGGCGGTGATACTTCAAATACTGAAGCACTATTTAACGAAGCAGACACTAAATTCTCTGGTGATTCTTCTGCTACACACGGTGCTGATGGTTCTGGTCTATCTGGTCTAACCGACTCAAACTCTGACTCTTCTATCGATAATGATAGAACTGGTCCAAGCTTTGGTGGCGGTATGGATACAGCAGACGCTGAAGGACTTGGTTCATCTGGTGCCGGTCCAGCATCTTCTTTCAACGAAATGGGTTTCACCATTGAAAAAGCAACTGTGACTGCGAAGTCACGTGCGTTGAAAGCAGAGTACAGCCTAGAGCTTGCTCAAGATCTTAAAGCAATCCACGGGTTGGATGCTGAGACAGAATTAGCAAACATTCTGTCAACTGAGATCTTGGCTGAAATCAACCGCGAAGTAATTCGTACAATCAACAGCCAAGCTAAAACTGGTGCAGGTACTGCTAACACTGCAATCAATGGTATCTTCGATCTTTCTACAGATGCAGATGGCCGTTGGTCAGTTGAGAAGTTCAAAGGCTTGATCGTTCAACTAGAGCGTGAAGCAAACACAATCGCAAAAGAAACTCGTAGAGGTCGTGGTAACTTTATCATCACTTCTTCTGATGTTGCTTCTGCATTGTCTGCAACAGGTATGTTGGATTACGCACCAGCGCTATCTACAAACTTGAATGTTGACGACACAGGCAACACATTTGCTGGTGTTCTTAACGGTCGTACTCGTGTATACATCGACCCATATGCAACTGTTGATTATATCACAGTTGGATACAAAGGTACTAACCCATATGACGCAGGCGTATTCTACTGCCCATACGTTCCACTAACAATGGTACGTGCTGTTGGGGAAGAAACCTTCCAACCAAAAATTGGTTTCAAAACTCGTTACGGCATGGTTTCAAACCCATTCGTAGGTGCAACACCATCAGATGGTCTAGCAGCAGCGAAATCAAACCAATACTACAGAATCTTCCGTGTCGACAATATCTTGACTACGTAGGAATAATAAAAATAATAATAACAAAACTTTTGGGGCCAAATTTGGCCCCTTTTTTTCTGTATAAATAAAACAGAATAGCGAGGTGATTCATGGCCGAAATAACTAAAAATATAAATTTATTACAAGCTACACAATTTCAGATTTCAATTGATCGAAATTATGGCAATTTAACATATTTTGTCCAGAATGTAAACCATCCTGGTGCTTCAGTTAATCCCGTAACTATGCCAATTCCTAGAGTTTCTTCAATATCTCTAACAGGAGATACGTTAACAACTGATGAATTATCAATGGATGTGTTAGTTGATGAAGACATGAGTTCATACGTAGAAATGTATAATTGGCTCATACAATCAGTGCAATCAAATTATGAAACACCAAGTTCTAGAGATCCGGACTCTACATTTGTACCTGAAGCCGACATTACATTGTTAGTAATGTCTAGTCATAATAATGTAGTTAGAAGAATTAAATATATAGATTGTGTACCAGTTTCAATTGGTACAATTTCTTTCCAATCTACATTAACAGAACCAACTCCCTTAACCTTTCCAATAACATTTAGAACAACACATTTTGAAATAAACTAAGAGATATAACATGAGTGAAAAAGAAATTCAGTATGGACCACGTGTAGTCGATGAGTATGTTAGACTATATAGAGCAATGATAGTGTGGTGTAATCAAAGAACTGGCGGTGGCAGATTTTTTGAATGGATGACAGTTGAACATCATAAGCTTACTATATGGAATGACTTATTTGATGCAGTAGAAAAAGCAGGATATACTATCAATAGAGATGACATGAGTGATACTATCTTTGATCCTGTTCATGGCGTTTTTAGAAACGTTTATGAGCAATACGAAAAAGATAAAGATTATCAAAAATTGTCACGCGCTGTTGCTATGATTCTTTGGCATCGGCCTTCATTTAGAATTATAAATGAATATACCCCTGATACACTATGTCAATTAATTATACAAAAAGCAAATGATTATCATTATAGCAATATTTTCATATATAGACGTAATGCCATGAATCGTTTACTATCTTTATATTGGGCTGAAGAAAGTCAAAATTGGACTGAAAATAATTGGGCGGTTTCTGATTTAAATCTATCTAAATGGAAACCAGAAGAACCAGATGAAAAAAGATTAAACCAATTAAGAGATCAAGAAGTAAAAACTAGAGAAAAAAATATCATGGTTTGGCGATGGATGGGTAGATTTGGCTGTCGATACTCATCAACCTCATACGAAGATTTATATCAAGTCGGTGGTGATATGACAATTCTTCATATTACTTTTAGATGGCTGTTTTATAATATTTGGGACTTCATGAGTTTGCAAGAAAAAGGTCATATAGGCGATAATAAATATTATATAAAGATGGATGCTTATGACAAATTAGAAGAATTGTTAAAGCACGAGCATCGGCCAACTTTTTCTAATATGCATGTAGAGGTTTAATGATAAATTTAGATAATGTATTGAGTGATTGGAAAACTGATAGCGTTATTAATCAAAATGATTTAGCAAGATCTTCGGTAGACACCGCAACACTCCACGCGAAATATTTACAGTTGTTAGCTATAGCAAAATTGCGATTGAAAAAAGTAAAGCTAGAGCAAAAAATTCTATTAAAACAAAAATGGAAATATTATAATGGAAAAATGGACCAGTCCGAAATAGAAAAATTAGGATGGGATTACGATCCATTTGAAGGCTTAAAGGTAATGAAAGGTGAAATGGATTACTATTATGATTCAGATGTAGAAATCCAAAGAAGTGAAGAAAAAATTGAATATTGTAAAACATTAGTAGAAACTTTGCACGAAATAGTAGAAACTTTAAGATGGCGACACCAAACAATTGGAAATATAATTAAGTGGAAACAATTCGAAAGTGGTGGATAAATTAATCATACAAAAGAAAAATGAAAGCATTATGCTTGTAGGCTGTGATTTTGGTATTGCTGCTGAATTAAGTGAGTTTTTTTCTTTCTTTGTTCCTGGATATAAATTCATGCCTGCGTTTAGAAATAAAGTGTGGGATGGAAAGATAAGATTATTTAATGCTCAAACACACGAGTTAGCATTAGGATTATTACCATATGTAAAAGACTTTTGCAAAAAACGTAATTATGAAATTGAATATGAAGATGGTCCATATGGTCCACCTGAAAATTTTAATAATATAAATCCAAAAGAAATCATGTCTTTTATAAAAAGTTTAGACTTACGTAGCCGTAATGAAGAAATAGAAATAAGAGACTATCAGTTTAATGCTATATGTGAAGGAATTAGAAGAAAGAGAGCTGTACTCTTATCTCCAACTGGATCTGGTAAATCTCTCGTTATTTACGCTTTAATGAGGTGGTACTTACATAATTACGATCAAAAGGTTTTAATTATAGTACCAACAACTTCTCTTGTTAGACAAATGTATTCAGATTTTGAAGATTATTCTTCAGCAGATCAGTCTTGGATACCAAATGATGAGTGTCATGTGATTTACTCTGGTCAACCAAAGATAAATATAAATGAAAGGGTGTTTATTAGTACATGGCAATCCATATATAAATTACCACCAACGTGGTTTGAACAATTTGGAATTGTGTTTGGTGATGAGTGTCATGGATTTAAATCTAAATCTTTAACTTCGATTATGAACAAATCACGTAATGCATCCTATAGGTTTGGAACTACTGGCACTCTCGATGGAACACAGACCCACCAATTGGTACTAGAAGGGTTATTTGGTAAACTATTAAAGGTTACAACCACAAAGCAGTTACAAGATGAAAATACTCTCGCTGATTTAAATATTTCAATGATAGTTTTTAAACACAGTGAAGAGACTCGAAAAAACTTTGGCCAATTATCATATCGCGATGAAATTGAACATTTAATTACTGATAAAAAAAGAAACACATTTATTAGAAATTTAGCATTAAAGCAAAAGGGAAACACATTAGTTTTATTTCAATTTGTTCAAAAGCATGGTAAAGTTTTATTTGATATGATAGAATCTAAAGCTGAAGAAGGTAGAAAAATTTTCTTTGTTTCTGGAAATACGGAAGCTTCTGACAGAGAAGCAATTAGAAAAATTACAGAAGGACAAAAAAATGCGATCATCGTGGCCTCCTTGGGAACTTTTAGCACTGGTATTAATATACGCAATCTTCATAATATCATATTCGCTAGTCCAAGTAAGTCACAAATTAAAGTCTTACAATCAATCGGAAGAGGACTTAGGAAATCTGATGACGGTGCAGCCGCAAAATTATTCGACCTTGCAGATGACTTACATTGGAAAAACAGAAAAAACTATTCACTATTACATGGGATAGAAAGATTAAAAATATATAAAAAAGAGAAATTCAAATATAAAATATATGAAGTGGAAGTTGAATGATTCGACAATTTAAATTTACAAATGGCGAAGAAATTATATGTGAAGTAGTTTCAAGTGAGCCAGACGAAGATGAAATCATTGCACGCTTTTGCTTTAAAATTTTAAAATTAGAAGCTGCTCATGACATAACGTATTATTCTTTTAGACCTTGGATGATGCTAAAAGATGAATTAGAAGAACCAGTTTCTATTAATGCTTATCATATAGTTGCAATGGCAAATCCATCTTCAGAAATGCTTAAAGAATATAAGCAAGCTCTCATAAGATTTAAAACAGAAGATGAAGCCGCCGGCGGATCAATGAATATAGATGAAGCAATGGACAAACTTGCAGCGTCGTTAGAGGACATAGATAATTTAGAAGAATCAAATGGAAACGTAATAGAATTTCCGTTTGACAAAGATAAACTACACTAGTATATCCCCATCTCCAAAACCACTTTAATATTATACCACAGCTGCGCGAGATGTACACCCCTAAAACACACTTTTTTCAAAAAAAATGAAAAAAAAGTTGTTTACTTTTGGTGAAAAATATGGTAGTATAGTAAAGTATGTTGAAGGAGAACTTATAACATGGCAAAGAAAAAAAATATACATTATGTAAACAATTCTGAGTTCTCTCAAGCAGTGGTTGATTATGTAAAAGAAGTTAATAAAGCAAAAGAAGCTGGAGAAAAATTACCAGTTGTTCCTGACTATATTGCTGTCTGTTTTCTAAAGATCGCACAAAATTTATCTCATAAATCTAATTTTATACGTTATACTTATAGAGAAGAAATGGTAATGGATGCTGTAGAAAATTGCTTAAAGGCAATTGAAAACTACAACATTAATGCTGCTACGAGAACTGGCAAACCGAATGCCTTTGCATATTTTACACAGATCATTTGGTACGCTTTTTTAAGACGTATTCAAAAAGAAAAGAAACAACAAGATATTAAACATAAGTTTATGACACAATCTGGAGCTGAAGCATTTTTATATTTTGGAGAAGAAGATGGTGCGGCTACTGTTGCAAATCATTTTGTAGATGTGTTGAAAGATCGCATTGAAAAAGTAAAACATTATGATACGGAATTTAAAGAGTTTGCAAAGAAAGAAAAAATAAAACGTAAAACTAAAATTGCAGATTCTAATTTAGAGGAATTCTTTGAAGAATGAAAATAGCTATTCTTAACGATACTCATTGTGGTATACGTAATAGCTCTAACATTTTCCTAGACAACGCTGAAAAATTTTATAGTGAAGTATTTTTTCCATACTTACTAGAAAATAATATTAAGCACATTTTACATCTAGGAGACTATTATGATCATCGTAAGTTCATAAATTTTAGAGCTCTTAATAGAAACCGCCAACATTTTTTAGATAAATTAAGAGAACACAAGATTACTATGGACATCATTCCTGGTAATCATGATACGTTTTATAAAAATACAAATGAAGTAAATTCATTAAAAGAACTCCTTGGCCATTTTATGAATGAAATTCATATTGTAATGAAGCCAACTGTTATGACATATGGCAGCATGAAAATAGCATTGCTACCTTGGATTGCAAATGATAATTATGATGAATCTATTAACTTTGTAAAAACATGTAAAGCTGATTGGTTAGCTGGTCATTTAGAGTTAACTGGATTTGAAATGATGAGAGGTGTTAGAAACACTCATGGTATGGATCCAAAATTATTTTCACGGTTTGAAAATGTGCTAAGTGGCCACTATCATGTTGGATCTAAAGAAGGTAATATACATTACTTAGGATCTCAAATGGAATTCTTTTGGAGCGACGCTCATGATCCAAAACACTTTCACGTTTTAGATACAGAAACAAGACAGTTAACTCCAATTTTAAATCCACATACTTTATTTTATCGTATTAATTATGATGATAGAGTATTTAAACCAGATGAATTTGATCTTTCTCTTGTTGATGAAAAATTTGTAAAAATAGTTGTATATAATAAAAGTGATATATTTACATTTGACTCATTTGTTGATAGAATACAAAATAGGCCAATACATGAACTAAAGATAGCAGAAAACTTTAGCGATTTCGTTGGCTCAAATGTTGACGATGAAAACATATCAATAGAAGATACTAGTGTTTTACTCGATAGTTATATTGACGCAGTAGATACAGAATTAGATAAAGACATCATTAAGTCTAAAATGAGAAACTTAATGACAGAAGCTCAGGCGCTTGAAATTTTATGATTTTATTTAAAACTCTTAGATGGAAAAACTTTCTGTCAACAGGTAATACTTGGACAGAAATAAATTTAAATGATACAAAGTCTACATTAATTGTAGGTCAAAATGGTGCAGGTAAATCTACACTATTGGATGCTTTGGCGTTTGCTTTATTTGGTAAACCACATCGAAATATTAATAAACCACAACTTATAAACTCAATCAATAACAAAGATTGTCGTGTTGAAGTTTCCTTCAATGCTTTAGGATCTGAGTTTAAAATTATTAGAGGTATTAAACCAGGAATATTTGAAATTTGGCAAAACGGAAAACTGCTTAATCAGTCTTCTCATGCCAAAGAGTACCAGAAGATCCTCGAACAAAACATCTTAAAACTTAATCACAAAAGTTTTCATCAAATTGTTGTGTTAGGCTCTTCCTCCTTCATTCCATTTATGCAACTGCCTTCACAACATAGAAGGGATGTTATCGAGGATCTTCTGGATATTAATATTTTTTCTAAGATGAATCAACTATTAAAAGAACAAACAGGTTCATTAAAAGATACACTTAGTAAAATTGAATATGATTTGGAATTAACAAAAGAAAAAATAAGTCTGCAAGAAAAATATATTAAAGAAGTGGAGACTCTTAGCAATGATCAGGTGGAATACAAAGAAAATGAAATATTCCTCGCGGAAGCTGAAGTCACGGAACTACAATTCATCAATAGTGAAAAGGAATCCGAAATCAATCTTTTATCAGATGGGCTCGATGAAGCGCTTAAAAAAAGTCACAACAAAAAACAAGCTCTCTTACAATACAAGGCTGAATTCAATCAAAAAATCGCGACCCTCGTCAAAGACTCGAAATTTTACGAAGAAAATGATACATGCCCATCATGTTCCCAAGATATTAGTGAGAGTTTACGATCAGAGAAACTTTCCTCCTCCAAAGCTAAGGCAGCAGAGATTAAAAAAGCTCTCGACGATGTCGCTGAACAGTCAACTATTGTGGAACAAGATATTGAGCGGCTCAATCAAACCGCTGCTAAAATACGAGAAACCACCGCATCTATTTCTAGCAACAATAAAGAAATCTTACGGTTGCAAGGACAGATTAGAAATCTCACCGATGCCATATCAAAAATACGCGGCAATGATGGGGATGTGGTAAAATCACAGAAAGAATTAGAAAGATTAAATAATGATTCTAATGATTTTTGGCAAGCAAAGTTGCAGACAAATGAATCTTTAAACTATAATATGATAATGTCAGAAATGCTTAAAGATACTGGTATTAAAACAAAAATCATTAAACAATATTTACCAGTAATTAATAAACTAGTGAACAAGTATTTACAGATACTTGACTTTTTTGTTTACTTTGATTTAGATGAAAGTTTTCAAGAAACAATTAAATCTAGACATAGAGATTCTTTTTCATATGATTCATTTAGTGAAGGTGAAAAACAAAGAATCGACTTAGCACTATTGTTTACTTGGAGAATGGTAGCTAAAATGAAAAATAGTGTTTCAACTAATCTTTTAGTTTTAGATGAAACATTTGATAGTTCATTAGATCATGAAGGTGTAGATAATCTTATGAAAATTTTACATACACTTGATGATGATACTAATGTATTTGTCATATCCCATAAAGGTGAAATATTAGATGGGAAGTTCAATAACAAGTTAGAGTTTGCAAAAGTAAAAAATTTCAGCAAACTTGTAAATAATGGTGTTACAGATACTAATAATGTGGTATAATAAATTAATTGACTTAAACAGGAGTATATTATGGAACTAAGCGAATCAACTTTAGCAAAGTTGAAAAATTTTGCAGGGATTAATTCTAACCTTGTAATTAAAGAAGGCAATCAAATTTCAACTATTTCAGAAGCTAAGAACATTCTAGCTGTTGCAAATGTAGAAGAAACATTTGATAAAACCTTTGGTATATACGATTTAAATGAATTTCTTGGTGTTTTAGGTTTAGTTGATAAACCTCGTATTCAACTAAAAGATGATCATGCTGTTATTGGAGATTCAAGCGGCAGATCAAAGATTCGTTATTATTTCTCTGATGTAGAAATGTTAACTACACCAACAAAGACTGCATCAATGCCTTCAGTGGATGTTAAATTTCATTTAGACAATGATACATTAAATCGTATTAAACGTGCCGCAGCAGCACTTGGACACACTGAACTCACCGCTTCACCTGGCGGAGATGGTGTTGTATCACTTACTGTACAAAGCAGTGATAATTCGACTGCAAATACTTTCAGTATTGATGTAGTCGGCGAATCAAACACAGATAAATATAATCTCATATTTAATATTGCTAATTTAAAAATGATGTCTGGTAATTATGATGTTGAGGTTTCATCTAAATTAATTTCGCAATTTACTAATACTGAAAACAACTTAACCTACTGGATTGCAGTAGAAAAAAATTCTAATTATGGAGAATAAGAATGGATCATAAAAAAGCTTACGAACAAATGAATAATATTTGTCGTTCAACAATTGCAGTTATTGATACAGTAACACAGCGTGGTGGTTTTAGAGGAGAAGAACTTTCTACAATTGGTCAATTACGTGATCAGTGTACACAAGGTATTTCAATTGTGGAAGCCTTTAAACAAGAAGAAGACGAAGCCAACGAGTAGTGTTTGTCTTTTTAAAATGGAGTGATATATGAATAATGATTTTTTGTGGGTAGAAAAATATCGCCCACAATATGTGAAAGACACCATTTTACCTGAACAGCTTAAACAAGTATTTCAA